AAGCATTTAAGAAAGCGAGTGAAAAATGAATAATGAACCAGTAGCGTGGATGATTATAGATGTGGATAACGGAAAATCACTTCAGTTTGAAGAAAACAAATTTTCAGAAATAAATATCCCACTCTACACAGCACCAAGAGAGTTAAGTGATGAGGAAATACATGACATTTGGAAAAGTTTGTGGGAAGGCGGAAACATTGGTCATATTGCATATAACTATGCAAGAGCAATAGAAGAAAGGCATGGGATTAAATGAACGATAGTAAGTTTTTAAAACACATTGCCTGTGATGCGTGTGGCTCTAGCGATGGGAACAGTCTCTACGACGATAACCACCAATATTGTCATGTATGTCACACTTTCATTAAAGGCGATGGAACAACAACCAAGAAAGAACCAATTAAACCTATGAACAAGGACTTATCTTTTTATGACAATGCTTCTACTCTTAGTATCATTGACCGTGGTATTACTGCGTCTTCTTGCTTAGCATATGGAATTCGGCAGGATAACGACAAACATTACTATCCTTATTTCGATGCGGATGGTGTGTTAACAGCTATTAAAGTTCGAAAAGTATCTAGTAAAGAATTTTCTATTGCGGGAGACTTTAAAAATGCTTTGTTGTTTGGACAATGTAATTTTAATAAAGGCGGTAGATATGTAACGATTACAGAAGGAGAAACGGACTGCGTAGCCATGTATCAAGCGATGGGTTCTAAGTATCCCGTTGTGTCGATTCGTAATGGCGCTCAGGCTGCGTTAAAAGATTGTAAGGCGCAATATGAATGGCTGGATTCTTTTGAAAACATTGTTATTTGCTTCGATAACGATGAGCCAGGTGTAAAAGCTGCTAGTGAAGTTGCTGAATTATTTGGCAACAAAGCTAGAATTATGAAACTAAAGAAATACAAAGACCCTGTTGAATATTTACAGAATAAAGCAAGTACGGAGCTTTTAGATTGTTTCTGGAAAGCTGAGCAGTTTGTACCTGATGGTATTATTAGTGCAGGTATTCTTATTGAAGACCTTAAAAAACCTTTAGGCATTGCTCCTGTGTTATATCCTTGGAATGGTCTTAATAAACTGCTATATGGTATTCGCCATGCTGAGCTTGTTACCCTAGCTGCTGGTTCTGGACTAGGTAAATCAACTATCTTACGAGAGCTTGTGTCTCATATTTTAAATAATACTAATGAGAAAGTAGGTTTAGCTTTTTTAGAAGAAACTCCAGAGCGGACAATGCGTGGGCTGATTGGTTTAGAAATCAATAAAAAAATTCATTTGCCAGATGCAGTATACTCTCCACAAGAAATTGATTCTGTTTATCAGAGATTAGATTTAGACAATCGTGTGTTTTTATGGAATCACTTTGGGTCTAATGCTATTGAGAATGTGTTAGCAAGGCTAAAATATTTTGTAAAAGCATTAAATTGTAAATATTTAGTACTAGACCATTTATCTATTTTAGTCTCTGACCAAGCAGGTGGTGATGAACGAAAGAATATTGACATGGTTATGACAAAGTTGCGAACTTTCGTGCAAGAAATGAATTGCAGTCTGCTCCTAGTTTCTCATTTGAAACGACCCGAAGGAAAATCTTTAGAGGATGGCGCTGTTACAAGTCTAGGTATGTTACGTGGCTCAGGAGCGATTGCTCAGTTATCTGACGCAGTTATTGGAGCTGAAAGGAATAGCCAAGCAGATGATATTATGGAACGGAATACAACCCGTGTTAGAGTTCTTAAATCAAGATACACAGGATACACAGGGTATGCTTGTAGTTTATATTATGATGACTTTACAGGTCGTTTAAAAGAGATTGTTGAACATGAACTATAAAAACTCATTGACAAGTAGCCGAAGTTGTGGTAAACTACTGATACATAATATTAATGAGGAAACCATGAAAAGAAACAACACAGATACTAACCAACCTTTTAAATACGGAGACACTAGAAAGGACGGATATCGTTTTGTTAAATACATGACGAAAAAAGTTAAGAAAGATGGATTTTTTAAGGAACAGTGGCTATCTCCAGCATCCTTTGCTAAAATAAATAAACGAGGTTTAAAACGACAGGCAGATAGACGAGAAACACCTCGTGGTCGTTCTTTTATGTTGCTTAATTCTGCAAGAAACCGCTCTCATAAAAAAGGATTCAAAGTCACAATAACACAGGAATGGATTGAAGAAAAAATAGTCAAAGGATGTTGCGAATTAACAGGTCTTCCTTTTGATTTATTACCCTCTCAAAAAACAAGACTTAACCCGTACGCTCCGTCTTTAGACCGAATTGACGCTAGTAATAAAAACTATTCTCCAGAAAATACAAGGATAGTCCTAGCAGCAGTTAATAGCACTTTAGGTGAGTATGGCGAATATGATATACTTCCCATTCTAAAAGCAATGGTTGTAAAACTTGAGGAAAAAAATGAGCTATAAAGACAAGAAAACAGACCTAGTTGAACAGGCAAGAAAGTATGCTAAGCATGACGAATATTCCGTTACTAGGAATTACATCAATGCTCTCTGTGATGAAGTTGAACGTCTTAGAGACTTGAATCGCAATGTCTTGTCTCAGATTGTTGACGATGTTGAAACATGGGAAAACTCAGAACGATATTTGTGGCTGAAGTCTTCGTCATGGGATATTCCCGAAGATGTCGTAGCCCCTACTGTGTTGATGTGCGACGGTCGAGGGCATCGTTGGACATGGATTACAGGAATTCAGCTTGATGAAGAAATTGACAAATACCGAAAGGATAGCAAATGAGACTTACTAAATTGGAAGTTTTAAAGTTCATTGATGATAATTCGTCTTTCTTTAAGAAACCAAGTGAATGGTTTGATAAAAATTGGCACATAGTTGAAGCATTTGAAAATACCGCTCTTAAAATAATTGCCAGAGGAAGAACTCATTATTCTGCAAGAACGATTGTAGAAGTATTAGTGCATGAATCTATCGTTAGTGAGAAAGAAGGTAAATTTAAAATCGGAAACGACAATGCCCCTGATTTAGCACGTGTCTTTGTAGTGATTCATCCTGACAAATTAAATTTTTGGGAATATCGCCGTGAAGACCATCACGATTTTAAGAAACTAATTAAGGAAAAACTATGCTAAACGAACACGATATTGCCGATATGTGCGACTTGAAAGAATTGAAAGTGGCTGAGAAGTTCGAGCTAGAAGGCAAAGAATACCAAATGCGTAACATCTTCAACGAGTTTGCTTTTGTGTATGACGAACAAGGTTTTATCCATCGTATGTCTGCTTTTATAAAGGTGAAACGCAAATGATTAAGATTGGAAACAGTTACATCAATATATCAAGTATTACACGCATTGTAGACAGAACAGTTTACTTTAGCGATGGTAAGACAGAAGTTTACACAGAGCCAGAGTTGCAAGACATTCTAGCTGCGTTGTTTAACGAACCAAGGACAGAAGATGCTAAAGTGGACGGGAACGATACTTTGCCTAGTCGGAATCGGACTAACAAGCCTAAACGTATATCCAAGTAACATTTGGTTTGGGTTTATTGGGTCAGCACTATGGGCATGGTCAGGTATAAAAGATAAAGACTATGCTTTATTTGTTGTTGAATTTGTAGCTGTGATGATGTATTTAGGCGGTATAATAAACTATGCGTATAGTTCTTGACATAGAAACAAACAGCACAGCTAGTCATATTTGGTTAGCAGTTGCTCGTGACATTGACAACGATAAAGTTGTTCGTTTCACAGGCAAGGACGCACTACAAGACCTTATCAATCGTGCAGAGAAAGTGATTATGCACAACGGTATTGGCTTTGATGGTCCTGTGCTTAAGAAGTTATGGGGTGTCACGATGAAAAAGAAACAAGTCGTTGACACATTGGTATTGTCCCGTCTTTATAACCCACAGTTAGAAGGCGGACATAGTCTTGCATCATGGGGTCAACGATTAGGTTTTCCTAAAGGTGACTTCACAGACTTCGATGGTGGTTTAACACCTGAGATGATTCAGTATTGTGAGCAAGATACGTTAGTAACAAAGCAGTTATATCTTTTCTTAGAAAGGGAAATGAAAAATGACTACTCGCAGCAGAGCATCGACCTCGAACACGAAGTCGCAATCATCGTTGCAGAACAAGAACGCAACGGTTTCAAATTGGATGAAAGACAAGCTATCGGACTTCTTACAGAACTTAAAGGTAAGTTATCTGATATTGAAAATGAATTACAGAGTGTATTCCCAACGAAAACAGTTGAACGATATTCAGAAAAAACTGGAAAAAGGCTCAAAGACGAAGTCATCGTCTTCAACCCAGGAAGCCGTAAGCAAATCGCAGAGCGACTCATCGAAAAAGGTTGGAAGCCAACGAAAACCACGGAAAAAGGTAGCATCATCGTTGACGAAACCACGCTCGAAGGTGTCGACATCCCCGAAGCGAAAAAAATAGCAGAGTATCTAATGCTACAAAAGCGTATCGCTCAGATTGAATCATGGATTGATGCAGTTGAGTCTGACGGACGTGTACACGGTAAAGTAATTACCTGTGGTGCTGTGACAGGACGCATGACTCATCACAGCCCTAACATGGCACAAGTACCTAACAGCGGTGCTGTGTATGGACCTGAATGTCGTGCGTTATGGACTGTTGAGAAAGGTATGAAGTTAGTTGGCATTGACGCAAGCGGCTTAGAATTGCGTATGTTGGCTCACTACATGAATGACAATGCTTATACACATGAAGTTACTGAAGGCGATATACACACAGCGAACCAAACCGCTGCTGGGTTGCAAACGAGGAATCAAGCTAAGACGTTTATCTATGCATTTCTCTATGGTGCGGGAAGTGCCAAAATCGGGTCGATTGTTGGAGGTTCTGCGAAAGAAGGACAGAAACTCATTGATAATTTTCTACAAAACACACCCAAACTCGCTCAACTTCGCAAGACTGTTGCTACTGCGTACAATGAAAAAGGCTGGTTACGAGGTCTTGACGGACGCAAGCTACTCGTTCGTTCGGAGCATTCGGCGCTCAACACGTTACTACAAGGCGCAGGTGCGATAGTAATGAAACAGGCTCTTGTTATATTTAAAGAACAACTTCGTAAAAGTAAGATTCCGCATAAGTTTGTAGCTAATGTTCACGATGAGTGGCAGGTAGAAACACCTGAAGCATTTGCAGAAGTAGTCGGAAAAACAGGAGTCAAAGCGATTGAACTTGCAGGCTCGACAATGAAATACCAAACTACAAAGAATGGTAAATTAATAGATACTGTTGGGATGCGCTGTCCTTTGACAGGTGAATTTAAAATCGGTAACAACTGGAAGGAAACACACTAATGTTTGACGATTTAGATGACGAAAAGACAATGGAGAACCTATACGGTTTAGTAGCTATTCACGCTTATAATGATGGTACTTACGTCATTAGAACGTCAATGGACATGGCAGAAACACATGAGTTAATTCAGACTGCTTTGCAAGACCTTGAAGACGGAGACTTAGAAGGAATTGATGACTTTGAATCTGGACACCTGCATTAATTTCATAATGTGGAATGTGCGGACGGTGTTTTGTGATATATTTAAGAAGTAGTACTTTTATTAACGCAGTAGATAAGGAGAAGTAATGGAAATGAAACCAGTGAAGATTCAAGCAGAAGTTATGTGGGCTTTCTTTGACAAGCCTAACGAAATGTCAGGTAAGTTCCAAGCTGACTTGTGCAATCTATCGGATGGCGCTGTGAAGGCTCTCGAAGAGATGGGTCTTGCACCACGTAAGCGTGAAGACAAGCCTGAGAAGGGGTGGTTCTTGACAGTTAAGTCAAACTACGCTATCCAACCTTACGATAACGATGGTAAGGAAATCAAAGAGATTGTTGGCAACGGCTCTAAGGCTGTAGCATTGATTAAGCCTTATTCTTGGAAGTGGAAAAACAAGGAAGGCGTATCAGCTTCGTTGGCTAAGATTGTTATTACAGACTTAGTCAAATACAATGAAGATGGTGCTTCAGCTTCTGACGACTCTGACGACGACATCCTGTGATAACTGCTCTCATTGACGCTGATAGCTTGATATACGCTGTAGGGTTTTCTTCTAACGATACAGAAGAACCTTACGCTATATCACGTCTTGAAGCAACAATGATTGAGTTGTGTATGGACTTAGACTGCGACGATTACAAAGGCTTCCTAACGGGTAAAGGCAACTTTCGTTATGACATCGCAGTCACAGCACCATACAAAGGTCAGCGAGTAGCAGACAAGCCAATACACTACCAAGCCCTGAGAGACCATTTAGTAAACTCTTGGGGCTTTGTCGTTGTTGAAGATATTGAAGCCGATGATGCAGTAGCAATCGAAGCCTATGCAGTCCCCGAAGATGAATCAGTAATGGTTCATATAGATAAGGATTTGAATCAGCTTCGTGGTCATCACTACAACTATCGCAAGAAAGAAAAATACTATGTGCCAGAGTTTGCAGGTCTTGTGAGCTTTTACACACAGATTCTCACTGGCGATAGAATCGACAACGTAAAAGGTATCAAAGGTATTGGTCCTGTGAAAGCTGCTAAGTTACTCAAAGATTGTAAAACTGAGCAGGAACTGTACGAAGCAGTTCTGAAAGCGTATGATAACGATACCGCTAGAGTGCTTGAAAATGGACAACTCTTGTGGCTTCAAAGAGAGAAAGGACAGTTGTGGCAACCACCGAAATAACATTAAACTTAGAGAAGTTACAGGAGTCTGCACCGATTGTGAAGATTACCTGGATTGATGCACAGGCTGATGCAGGATGGGAAAAGCCTAAAGTAGACTTGGCAAAGTGTGTCACAGTAGGCTTTCTAGTCGCAGAAGACGAAGAAGGTATCTGTGTCGCAGGAACAGTCAGCGACAATATGTGCAACAATGTTATCAGTATTCCGAAGCGTTGGATTATTCAGGAAGAGTTAGAGGAAAAGAATGAAACCACAGTCAGCAAAAGCAAAGGGAAGAAACCTGCAAAAGTGGGTCAGAGACGCACTACTCGCAAGACTTCAGCAACTCGAACAAGACGACATTAAGTCAACTTCGATGGGCGCTGGTGGTGAAGACGTTCAACTTAGTCCTGCTGCTAGAAAGTTATTCCCGTATCAAATAGAATGTAAAAACATGGCAAAGATTGCAGTTTACAACTATTATAGTCAAGCACAACAGCACGGTAAACACCAACCTGTTGTCTTTATTAAACAGAATCATAGTAAACCGCTAGTTATTGTCGATGCAGAACACTTCTTAGATTTGGTGACGAAATGATTGAAGACCACTTAGATAAGATTAGATTAGACACTCAGTATCTCAGAGAATCTCTTCGTATCTGTCAAGATAGGACAAGTCGTTTAGAAGCTGAGAATCAATATCTACGCAATCAAGTAGATACGTTATTGCAAATTGTAGCAAACAATAAACCTGAAGGAGGTAATCACTAATGAGTAAGCAATACTTTACATTTACTTTTGAAGCACAAGAACGTGACGATAATGGTCCGTATCCTGCAAGCAAAGACGTAAGTATGCGTGTTTGTTATGATGACGATACATCGTGGACAAGCCCTTTATTAGACTTTGCAGAGTTCTTAAGCACTATCTACGGTTACGATGTTCGTGAGAAGATTCGTTTCTTAGATAAGTATGGTGTCAGTGATTTCCGTTCAGAGCAATATACGCTAACTGACTTGGAGTAATCATGAAGATACTTCTTTTGGACATCGAAACAAGCCCTATGTCAGCGTATGTCTGGGGCTTATACGACCAGAACATCGGTCTAAATCAGATGATTGACACATCAAAGGTTCTGTGCTACACAGCTAAGTGGACTGACGATGACGAAATCTTCTTCGACTCAATCTACAACAGTAAGCATAAATCTATGCTGAAAGGCATTCATGCACTTCTCAACATGGCAGACGCTGTTATTACTTATAATGGCAATAAGTTCGACCTTCCTGTACTTAACAAGGAATTCCTCTTATGTGGTCTTACTCCACCATCACCTTATAAGAGTATTGACTTACTCCGTACTGTTAGGCGCAACTTTCGCTTTGCTTCTAATAAACTAGACCATGTCTCACAACAGCTTGGTTTAGGTAAGAAAGAATCGCATGAAGGCTTTGAACTATGGCTTAAGTGTATGAACAAAGACGCTGAAGCATGGCAAACAATGGAGAAATACAATGTCCAAGATGTCGTATTACTGGAAAAACTTTATCATAAACTTCTGCCTTGGATTCAATCGCATCCTAATCAGAATGTGTTTAGTGACGAACACGTATGTCCAACGTGTGCTTCGCCGAAGATACAGAAGCGTGGAACTGCTATTAGCGCATCAGGCGTGTATCAGCGATACCAGTGCAGAGCCTGCGGGACGTGGTCGCAATCTACGAAAGCACTTAGCAAGACAACGGAGATTAAGAGGGCAGCATAATGAGTAATGAATTCAAGACCTTACAAGACGCTTACAGAGAATATCAACAGCGAGTTGACAAAGAACGAAATATGTGCTACACTAGCGGTCCAATTGTGATGCCAAACTTAGGCTGTGAAGACCCTGGTGATACTTTTTCCGTTAAAAATCAACAAGTTGGCGGAAATCATTACAAAGGAAAACCTTACCAGCCTTGGGATATTATCGACACTTGGGAACTAAACTACTATGAAGGAAATGTGTTAAAATATTTACTTCGATGGAGATACAAAAACGGATTGGAGGATTTGAAAAAGGCACAACATTACTTATCATATTTGATTGAAAAGGAAGAGAAGAATGCCACTTCTGTTGCACGAGATTAAAGAACGACTTAAGGAATTAGACGAGATTACTCTGCTAGAGTTGTTGGACATTACTTCTGAGGACCTTGTCGAGATGTTTAGCGACAAGATTGAGGATAACGCAGACAAATTAGAAAAAGAGGTTAGATAATGTCATATAAAATGACACCGTACAATACGTTCATTGCTAAAAGTAGATATTCACGCTACCTAGATGACCAAGGTCGTCGTGAACACTGGAACGAAACAGTGAAGCGCTACTTTGACTTCATGGCTAAACACTTAGCCGACAAACAAGGTTATCACTTAACTAACGCTCTTAGAGAAGAGCTAGAATCAGCAGTAAACAATTTAGAAGTAATGCCATCAATGCGAGCAATTATGACTGCAGGACCTGCGCTAGAGCGTCAGAATGTCGCTGCATTTAACTGCTCATACTTACCTATTGATGACCCTAAAGCATTCGATGAAGCAATGTACATCTTGTTGTGTGGTACAGGTGTTGGCTTCTCAGTGGAGAAACAGTATGTTAATAAGTTACCTGAAGTGCCAGAGCAGTTGTTTAATAGTGAAACTACTATTGTTGTGTCGGATTCTAAAGAAGGATGGGCTAAATCACTTCGACAGCTCATCGCTCTTTTGTACTCTGGCGAGATTCCAAGGATTGACGTATCCAAGGTTAGACCAGCTGGAGCAAGACTTAAAACCTTTGGAGGACGAGCTTCTGGACCTAAACCTTTGGAAGACCTTTTTAAGTTCTGTATCGCCAAATTTAAAGGAGCAACAGGTCGCCGTCTCAGTTCCCTCGAATGCCATGATATTCTGTGCAAAATCGGGGAAGTTGTTGTTGTGGGTGGAGTACGACGAAGCGCAATGATTTCTTTGTCTGACCTCGGTGACGATGCTATGGCACACGCTAAAGCAGGTTCATGGTGGGAAGGTCAAGGTCAACGTGCATTGGCAAACAACTCTGCAGTCTATGAAGAGCGTCCAAGCATCGGTCAATTCATGCGTGAATGGTCTTCTATTTATGAATCACACTCTGGTGAGCGAGGTATTTTCAATCGTGATGCGTCACAGAAACAAGCAGCGAAGAACGGTCGCAGGGACGCTACTTATGCGTATGGCACGAATCCCTGCAGCGAAATTATTCTCCGTCCTTATCAGTTCTGTAATCTATCTAGCTGTATTGTTCGTAGCGATGATGATATGGCTACATTGGAGCGTAAAATCCGTATTGCGACTATTCTTGGTACTTTCCAAGCGTCGTTAACGAACTTCCCATATCTTCGTAAAGTATGGCAAAAGAACACTGAAGAAGAAGCGTTATTGGGCGTATCAATGACAGGTATCCTAGACAATCATCTTCTAAACAATCCTGATGACCCTGATTTACCTGCTAGATTGGAGAGATTGAGAGATGTTGCTGTTACTACAAATATCGAGTTTGCTGCTGCTATTGGCATTAATCAATCTGTTGCTGTCACAGCTATTAAACCTGAAGGAACAGTATCGCAACTTTGCAGTACTGCTAGTGGTATTCATCCTCAGCACAGCAAATATTATATTCGTCGGGTACGGGCTGATAACAAAGACCCTTTAACACAGTTTATGATTCAGTCTGGTTTCGTTGCAGAACCATGTGTAATGAAGCCTGATTCAACGACTGTATTTAGCTTCCCTGTCAAGGTAGCTGACGGCGCTGTTCTTCGAGAGCATTTTGATGCTGTAAAACATCTTAAACTTTGGTTGACTTATCAAAGACACTACACAGAACATAAACCTTCTGTAACTATCAGTGTTCGTGAAGATGAGTGGATGAAAGTAGGCGCATGGGTATATGAGCATTTTGATGAGGTAACTGGAGTATCTTTCCTTCCTTATTCAGAGCATACATATCAACAAGCTCCTTACGAAGAAATAGATGAGCGACAGTACGAAGAACTAAAAGCTAAACAGCCAGAAGGCGTTAATTGGGATTCATTTACGGAATTCGATGACAACGTCGAAGGTGCGCAGATGTTAAGCTGTACCGCAGGCGGTTGCTCAATATAATCCTTCCTTGTGTGTTGTACTTTATAGCCCCTCTTCGGAGGGGTTTTTTTATGACAGGAACAAAGCTCTTTCGGCTTCTCTGCGTCTTTGCAGTCCTCGATTGACTTTACCGCTTGCTAAGTTCCATTTTAGCAATTCATTAGCAGCTTCTTCCCACTTTTCTTCGTTAATGCGTCTACGAAGTGTACTGTTTCTTAGATTACCAGCACCAAGGTTATAAGTAAAAGATACAATAGCACCCAGTTTATTCGGCTGAGTAGCCAAAACAGGACATAAGCGCAGCACAGCAGGGATAAAGACAGTACTAAGCGTATAATCCAGCAACTCAGTTGCCATGCGAATATCAATTTCTCTGTCATTTAGAGTAACTTTCGTACCATCTTTGTAAAAAGTAGAGCCGTACCCTATAGTCGGAACACCTGCACTACAGAGATATGGCTTAGACCTAAAGCCCTCAAAATACTTTATGAGAGACAAGGCTTCTTGAGTTATCACTTTTGAAGTCTGCGTAGAGTTCTATCAGCGAAGAAATAACCTGCTATAACAGCCATTAAACCGATGTCAAAGCTGTCCATAACGAAAGACTGTTGCCAGAGCTTAAACACCCACAGAATCAGCGCTACTTCAGCGTATTGAGGACGTATAGAAGCATTCCAAGCATCAATCCAAGCAACGCCACTAGGCTTATAAGACTGTTTAATAGCTTCTGTGAACGCTACAGCTTCTTCGACAGCAACTTCAGCGTCTGCTTTGACTTGAACTTCTTTGATGCCTAGCTCAGCTTGTAAGCGTAAAGATTCAAGATTACGTGCATGGGCTTTGTCATCCAACTCAGCCTGTAGCGACATACGTTCTATTTCTTGAGCGTGTTCTTGCTTCCGTACAAAGAAGGATGAAACTTCACCCCAAATCATACGGAAGGCTGAACCGCCTAGGAAGGATAAGACTGCTTCAATCATCGTCCAAGTTCCTGCTCTAATTTCTTAAGTTCTTCTTGTTCTGCAGGCGTTAGTCCTACAGGAGCGTTTGTTTTTTGCTCTGAGGTCGACTGTAATAAATCTTCAGCTGTAATACCTGCTTGCTCAAACGCTTTAATTGCTTTTAAGAATAAAGGACCTGTAACAGCGCCTTGTTCTTGTGCTTTTACTAACGATATAGCAGCGTTAGTTGCTTTTGGATTAGTTATTGATTTAGCAATAAATCTAGGTCCAAATAACATAGTTCCTGCGGCAAGGGATGCCCATCCTGGATTATCTGCAGCTACTTTTTGTGCGTCTGGATTTAAAACAACTAAAAGACCTCCGCCTAGCGTCCCTACTGCTTGTGCTTGTTGTGCAGCAAAAAACAACGGAGCGTCCGCTGTTGGCTTAACAGCGGATAACTCAGCTGCTTTTAATAATCGTTTTACGTTGCCTTGCTGTTCTTTAGTCAATACAGATTCAAAAGTTCTACGAACAGTTTCATCACTATCGATTTTTTGACCCAATGTTGATAAAGAATTTTCAGACTTTAATAGATTTTCAACATAGCCACGACGGACACTATTAATAGTGCTATCTACATCTAATTCTTTGTTTAACTGTTTTGCTCTTGACAAAGATTGTTGCATTTCTTTGAACGCAGTAACATTGCCAGAAGCAAAAATGTTTTTACCAACAAACTCAGGGTCTTTTGTAAGTAGTTTCGCAGTTGTGTCTGTGTATAAGTCTTGAATACTATTTCTGTATAAACTAGAATAAAACTTATATTGCTCAGACAGTGTTTTGCTAGTGTCTTCTGCTAAACGACCTTCAAAATCAATAGCACTTCCTTTTAATTTACTTCCTGCAGCATCCATTTGCTTTTCTAAGTTACTAACAAAAGATTTTGTTTGAGCAACCAATGCAGTATCAGGTTCTGATGCTTTTTGTAAATCTCTTAGCTTTGTCTTAAATGATGATAGAATCTCATGAGCAACACCAAAGTCAACCTTTTCAGGAGCTTCTGATATTTGAGCAAGTAGATTTCTCTCTCCAGCAGAAATAGTTAAACCCCCTGCTTTTTCAGCTCTGTTTAGGATTTGATTTGCTTGATTCTGTAAAGGAACTAAATCAACAGGAACTGTGCTTATTTGTGTAAGTGTTCTATAATAAGGACGAACTGTTTCTTTAAGAGCAGCATCGCCTGCTTTAATACTATCAGCAAAAGACTGACCAGTAGCAACACTGTCGTATACTTGTGTTGTAATGTCGTCAAGAATACGTGTTTTTGCTGTTTGAAGCGCCTTGTCTGTTTGTTTTTCAGCAGCCATCATGACAGGTTTTCCTGTAAACGAGCCACGAGCAATAGACTCAGAAATACCTGACATAGTTCCACCAGTTGACTGGAACGGTGTTAAACCAAAACCACCAGACTCTTTTAATAAACGGTCTGCAGCAAGTGTAGCAGCTACATTAGGGTCTGCAGGAACAGCATTTCCAAATAAGCCTTGTAGTTGATTACGTGCTACGTTTACAAGACGACCGCCAACATTGAATACTAAATTACCAAGAGCATCGTAAGTAGCTTGCTCAACACCAGCTTTAGCTACATTCATAAAACTAGGTTCATTTAAAATAGCTTGCTGAGCTGCTTCTCCAGTAGCTCCGCCTAAACCAGCACCAATAGTTCCACGAATAGCTGCTTGACCTGCTAATACGCCTGAACGAGCTGCCAGAGGACTACGCCCTGTTAATAGACCTACAGCGCCTCCGACCATTCCTCCTAATTCAGGAAGAGTTTCGACAACTGCTTTACCAAACTGCTGTCCTAAGGTCGGTTCACGGAAATTAGGGTCTAAAACAGACACATAGTTAGGATTACCGCCTAGTTCTTTTTCAAGACGACTAAGTTCTTCTTGCTCTTGAGGAGTTAATGCCATGTTGTTATTGCCCCTGTTGTTTACGACGTAATTCGTTCAATCTACGTTGTTTTGCAATTAAATCATTTACTTCTGCACCTGCTTCTTTTTCAGCAGCAGCAAAGTCAAATTTAGCAATATCGCCACCTTTGCCATAATACTGATTAACTTTACCATAAGTTCTTTCAGCAATCTGTGCATCTCTAGCAATTCTATCAACAACAGCTTGAATTGTTTCTTTTGTTAGACCACGATTACCAACAGCTTCTTTTAAGAATTTTACGTCTTTATCAGACAAAGCACCTTTTAGGTTTTTAGCTTGTCCGATTGTCAGCGCAGCAAATAACTGGTCTAACTGTTCTGATTCTTTAGTTCCTGTAACAGTTACGCCTAAAGCATTTGCAACTTGAGCAGCAGTTAATTTAGCACCTGAACCAACACCTGTAAATGACTTTTCAATAACATTGTTAAAGTCTTGAACAGTTTGTAGAGTTGACTGTGCATTGGCTGCTCTGTCTTCCAATTCTGTAAACTTCTTAACACGAGCTGTTCGCAGTTCTTTGTCTTGCTGTTCTCCAGGCGCACCTGCTTTAGCGACAGAACGCTTACCTTCTAATTGTTCTTCTCTAAATCTACGAGCGCCTTCCACAGGACCATATTGGTCGGTTAATTCAGCAAGTCTAATTCTATCTGCTTGTTCTTGTGCTGCAGGAATACGCTCCATACGGGCTTTTTGAGCAGCAGCAATATCTTTATCAATATCTGCAGCTCTGGCGGATGCTTGAATAGCTAAGTCTGTATATCCTTTACCTGCTAAAGCAGACGCAAAATCACGTAACCCAGTCGGTGTTGAGACATCGAACTGATTACGCATTTCTTGGACATCTCTAACCATTTGTAGTTGTGGGTCTTCAACACCTAACAAAGCTCCTACACCACGTCCAATCATTTGTCCTTGTTGTGCAGCTAATGCACCGACATTTGATAATGTACCAATTCCTTGACCTAACTGACGTGCTTGTGTTAGTTCTTGTTGACTACGGTTTTGAACGTACATTTCTGGTGTTAAACCAAATAGTCCACCTACGATTGATTGCTGTGCCATGTTTATTCCTTAGTCAATTCTAAATAAGCCTGTGCTTGACTCTTGCCAAGAAGGTGTTGGTTTTAATATGTTGCTAAACCAGTTTTGAACTGCTGGATTTTGAGCAATTTGATTTAATTGTGTTTGTAGCCCTAGTTGACGAGCTGCGTCAATATCCATTTGTGCTTTTTGACCAGACAAACCTGTTAAAGCACTAGATTCAGTACCAAGCTGTAATAAACGACCTGCTGTAGCACCTGTTGTAGCAGCACGTCCTCCTAAAGCAGAGCCTAGTTCAAAACCTTGTTGTCCTAATCCTTCGATAGTACCTGCTAATCCTAACTGTGTTCCTAATGGACCGTAAGCAGCTGAAGTTAGAGAAGGAACTTGTCCAAGCAACTGAGCGCCTGTGCCAAATAAACCAGCACCGAATTGTGTCTGTTGCTGTGCAGCTTGTTCTGCGTTTGCAGCGAGCTGTGCTTGTTGCTGTGCTAATGCGTTGTAGTAAGCCTGTAATTCAGGATTAGTCTGACCACGACCTGTAACACCGCCAGTAGCTAGACCGCTTCTACCTGTTTGGAATAAACGATTACGAATACCTGCTAAAGCCTGTTCTTGTTGTGGCGCTAATAAAGCCTGTTGTTGACTGATATAGCGCTGACGAGCTGCTTCAGGCGACTGTGATAGATAACCTTGACCCATTGTAAACAAAGACTGGGCTGCAGGAGTTAACATTGCAGTCTGTGCAGCAATGTCTTCAGGACGATAAGCACCTGCTTGTGATAAGAGTCTATCTTGAATAGTACGCAACTCAGGAGCTACAGTGTATCCTGCAGAAACAAGTTGTCCTGTGTTAGGGTCTATTTGGAAATTAGAAGCACCAAAGCGTGTAGTAACACCGACAGGACGAAACTGAGCCATATTTGCGGCTTGCTGTGCAGCAGCTAATTGCTGTCCAGAAGCACCACTATAAGCACCAGATACGTTAGGGCTTCCTCCTAATAATGAACCTGCAGCGCCGCCAATCTGCGCTCCAAGCATAGGATTACCCATAGACGCACCAATCAGACCTCCGCCTATAGTACCGATTGCACTTGCCATCTTACCCATTATTTACTCCAACTATAAATTATTCCAAGTTTACCATTGTTTAAAGGCATTGAACCTTCAACTTTCCAACCAGTTACTTCTCCAAACTTAGCTAGTTTTTTGTTATCCTCTTCAACAAGGGCAACTAACGGAGTTCCGACAAGATACTGCAATAAATTTAAATCTTCTAAAAACTTTGTTTTTACTACTTTGTTCCACTTACGCACATCAGTATGAAACCAGTGCATATTTTCCCAGTACTCAAGATACATGACATAGTCTTGTCGTTGAACTACTGGGACTTTAATCATTAAGCTGTACGCTTCCACATATAAACAACGATGTATGGAGGCAAGTTAGCGTTAGTGCCGCTAGAACCTGTACTATCTGTTGTACCGCTTACAGACACACTGTGGGTATGCGCTCCTGCGGAGTTTGTATTGTAAATAAAGGATGTATCGTCAGGAGTACCACCACCAAAGTTACCATTAGAGCCTTCAATAGTTACGTTAGTATTGTATCCTGTTTGATAAGTATGCTGATGGCTTCCTGCACTGGCTGCAGTACCTGAACCAGAGAATCCATGCGTATGAGATACTACAATAGCATCTTTAGAACCACCAGTCTCTTCAGCAGTATCAAACAAAGGGTCTGAACTGTTAAAACCAACAGGCATACGACCTGCACCGAATGCTGTCCATGTACCAAAACCAAGCAATGTAGCTGGGTTCTGTGAGTTTGTAGCGTTCATGTAAATAGAACCGACAGGATAGGCAGCCTGTAAAGCTCCTGTAACAAACGCAGTTGTAGCAATTTGTGTTGTATTAGAACCAGAAGTTGCTGTAGGAGCTGTAGGAGTTCCTGTAAAGGCAGGAGAAGCTAAGTCAGCTTTAGAGCTAATAGCGCCTGCAATAGCATTGAATTCGTTGTCTATCTCAGTACCCTTAACAATCTTGTTAGAGTCTCCTGTAGGTAGTGTGTCTTTGGTAGCGAAGTTAGTCGCTTTAACGTAATTACTCATAATGTTTTACCTTGTTTAAGGAAGAAATCAATTTTCTGAATCGACAAAGGTGTTCCATCAATGTCAGACTCAAAGCCCAATTGAACTACAGTGCCTGAACCACTAGCAGGAATGTTAGCAATGTCCAAAGCAATACCATTAGTGTATGTAGCAATGTTATACTCAGCTGTGCCATATTCAAATACCTCTACACGCTGTAGTGTAATACCACGAGAGAAGTAGTTACGAGTATAGTCATAACCCCATTTAACAGCGATAGGCTGATTAGAACCACCAATAGCCGTGACGTTAATACGCTTTAGAATCTTTAACTGTACTGGATTACCGAAGTCAAAGTAGTTAGTAAAATAAGACATACGGTAAGTAGCTCCGTTGTCTTCATAGCTATCATACTTACCAATATAGCCTGGCTTACCAATTAACAACTCTCTAGCCTGTGTAACACAGAAGGCTGTAGGATTGATACTCTTCCAGATTGTAGTTCTTGCAGCACCGTTCTCTAACACACCACGAGTATCGAAGCAATAAGTGAAGCCTGTTGATGGTAAAGACAATAAATAGAATGCATCAGTAGCAAAATACACCCCTTTAATATACTTCAATGTTTCAGAATTGACGTTAGCTAATAAATCATCACGTACGTTCTTAGACACATCTCTAAATGGTAAAGACTTCTCAGTAATTACACGCTGTAAAGACTGTACACCTGTATCAGACAAGAAGATAATATCTGTACCTGTAGTGGCTACTGAATCACGAGCAATACAGCCAATACCGCTAACAACGTCGCTTAAAGTCAATGCTGAAGGGTCTACAGGATTAGCGTATATAACGATATGTCTTTGACAGAAGATAATCAAGAAACCGTTATGAGATGCTAAAGCAACGATAGGGTCATTGTTAGGAACAACTTCACTAATGTTTAAGTATCCTGATGTTCCTGTTCTCCACTCAGTAGGGTCTAACAAGTCAGAGAAGTAAACAGTTTGTTTATCTCCTGCAATGTCTGCAACCCATGTACGACCATAAGCAGTTAAAATACAGTTAGGTGTAAAGTCTGCTGTAGTGTATCCGACAGGTAAGTTAGCAATATCGCCTAAGCGTTGTAGACCATAAGAACCTGTATGTGCGTGTGGAGTAGCACCTAGTTTGTGATACACTAAAGGTGCTTGACCTTCTTGTACCAATATAGCGTGTCCAGACGGTGTAGCGCCTGTATCGTAAGGCATACCGCTAATCTGCCAATTATCGTCATTGATAGTATAGCTTAGATTAGCTGTGTCGTCGCTATTACGGACAACTAACTCAGTTAATGTGCTACGACCTGAGTATAGTTTGTTATTAGCAGCACTAAGAACTACGTTACCGTCATCCTTAACTAATTCAAAGATTGCTCTGAAGTTACCTGTAGAAGCTGCAGAACTGTTAACTTTAGTCCAACCTTTACGAGCGCCAATACGACCAAACTTGTCAATCACGCAGTTAAAGGCTTCTAAAGCAAAACCGCTAGACAACTGAATAGAGCTGTCTTGCGTGTTTAAGCCAAAGAAACCTGGCGCAGCAATCGAACCTGTAAGCTGTTGTTCAGCCATTATTATACCCAGTAGAATTGTGATTCTTCACCGTAACGACCACTCTCAAGAGCGATTGCATCGGCTAAGGATTGTCTGTAGAGCTGTGCTGCTTCGTTAGAAGCTAAACCACCGTCTTCACCACGCTCTGCAAGGGCTTTAGCGTATGCTAAGAAGACTACAGGCTCGTGAGGTACTTTGAGAATATCAGTACTGTTGACTAGCTCTGTTTGTGGTCTTACAATGTTAAAACGAATGTCATAGACACCGTTAGGAATAGGGAATAAGTCTACCTGTGTGTCTCCGTTGTTGTCTACACCGTTAAAGTTGTAGAACTGTGGAGAACCTTTTTGTACGTTTGTCAACAAGAACTGTTGGTCAAACCATGTTGTTGAACGCTCTTGTAAGAACCAGTTAGACGTATCGTTAAGGATGTCAATAACACGGAAACGCTGACCTGAGCCAACCAAGACATAGTTAAATACGTCCGCACTTGTCGTGGCAGACAATGTATCATATAACGCATTCCAGTTGTAAGAATCTTCTACAACACGCTTAGCATCGTTGACATAATCACCGATGAGCTTAGAATAGGCGTTATCAGACACCGCTGAAACCTCAGTCTCACGGAGTCGTCTTAGCACGGAGTTGACTAATTGTAAGTAGTTCATTTATATTCCTTAGTGTATCACACTTTTAGTTTCTTGTCAAGCAGTTTTTAACAATCCCACTTCTTTAATGCTAGAGCTTTTCTAGTAGGTCTTCCTTTGGAGTCCTTCATTGGACCAGGAACACCGCCCATCCGAGCGCAGAAACTTTTACGTCTTTTAGCTGCTTTAGGTGACTTTTTAGCCTGTTCAGCAGATACTGGCGGTTTTAGATTAGAACCAGTAGTACGGTTGTAATAATCTCTACCTTTTTGGTTAAGACCACCTTTAGGGTTTTGATATTCTTTTTTAGGCATTATTTTCTCTTTTTAGCTGTCTTAGCAGCATCTTTGAAGTCTTTAGCGGTAGGAGCGCCTTTAGAGCCTGGCTTACGCATCTTCTCGCCTGAGCCTGCCGCAATACGCTTGCGTTTAGCGTGAATATTTGCGTATAAACCTTTCATTAACGACCTCTGCCAGACTTCTTCATCATCTTAGGTTTAGACATACCTGCTTGTGACAAAGCAATCGCTACAGCCTGTTTACGATTCTTAACAATAGGACCTTTCTTAGAGCCTGTATTAAGAGTGCCAGCTTTGTACTCACGCATTACTTTGCTAATCTTAGCTTGTTGTTTCTTAGTTGCCATTATTAACTCCCATTCTGATAAGATGTGTTTTGATGAATTTCCACAGTAAAGATTACTGAGAAAGTTGAACCTGCTTCTGGAGTACAACGTAGTTCGTCATACTCGTCCATGACCATACGACCTTGGTTAAACATTAAATAACTACCTGCACTAATAGAATGTCCACCCACAATAGTAACAGATTCATTGTCTGTTTTATCGTACCAAGTAGCAGTGACTGACTTAGAGTTACCGCCATAGTTAGAAATCATCAACAATGTAGCAATAGCTTTACAGCCTTTAGGGACTGTATAGACAGTGTTGCTAACACCTGCTGTAAGGTTCTTACCTACTGTAAGTTCTCTCATCTGTTCTTCTTTCTTGGTTGTCTTAGAGCTGCTTTATGTGCTTCTGATAGAGGTTTACCGAGCCGTGCTTTACGGATGTTCTCAATCCACTCAGGAGAAAGTTTCTTTCCTTTTCTAGCAGCACTCATTTTATCTTTTGTTTCTTGTGATAGTTTAGTACCTTTGTTCTTATCGCTTAGTATCTTTCTATACTCAGGTGTCATCAATGCTGAAACTGCTTTACTTATTCTTTGTTTAGCTTCTTCCGTAAATTTATGACCACGAATACCATCACCACCTAAAGTTAAATTAAAGCCAGACTCATAAGAGTTTAATTCTTTAATCCAGTATATTTCTTTTTCATTTAGTTCTTCAGTCGTGCATTCCTCTAATATATCAAATCTAAACTCTGTAATATCATATTTACGCAATGCACAATATAAATGTCGTTTATCCCCAATCTCTGCAAGTTTAAGATGTCTTTTCCATCTTTTTTCAATATCAGAAGATTGTCCTACATACGCTCTATTTGTAGGCACATGAATGATACTGTAAATGCCTACTGTCATCTATTTATCCAGTGTGATGTTATAAAACCAACTACCGCACTGATAGACGAGGCAATCATCATGCCCGCCCACAATCCGCCACGGCTACGGTTAGCTAGTTCAAGTAACTCTTCCATACCTGATTCTAGCTTGTCAATCTTCTTCTCCATAGCTTCTACTTGAGCTACTAACTTACCGTACTTGTAGAGGTCTACTCCGCCTTGCTCGTTCATCTTACTCAGTCTCCGCTGGTAGTGGCTCGTTACCTTCAGCAAGCCACTTGAGGTAGGCTTGATAGTCTGTGTTGGCTGGGTCAAAGGGGATGAAAGCGTTGTCTGATAAGCGTTGCAAACTGTCAACTTCACCACTAAAAATGTTATTTGCTAATTTGTACATTTATAGCTCCGCATTTATAAGTATTTTCTTAGAGGAAGAACCATCTCCATCTATTAGAGCTGATTTAATACCACTATTGTTTGTAGATGAAGGAACAACCATAATCCATGCTGTTTGATTGGATATTTGCATTGCAGAAAAAGTGCCAGCTTCAACAGTTAAAGTAGGCAAATGACACCTCATGCCATTTTCAAAAGTGATTGTTGGAGATGCCCTCATTGTTTGGATAAAACTAAGAACATTTGCATAAGTATTAGTATTATCAGCATAACGCTGCATAGCAAAACCGCTTCCACTACCACCTGTACTAACACTATCTACAAACTGATAATACCTCTGACACAAAGCCAACTCAGTTCCATAAGGTCTGTAATCAAAGCTAGTAGCAGTAGAGCCTTTTTCTAGTTGAGGTTGTAGTACAGTTCCAGTACCGAACTCTATAGTTGTGTTAGCACCTGCTGTAATACCTGAGACAATTAAAGGACTTGCACTGTATGAACCGCCATTGATTCTAGCCTGTGCAGTACCTGTCCAAGATAAAATATAAGTACCGCCTTCACCCATGTTACAACCTTCAATAATTTGCTGTAAAGAACCAGCAGTAATTGTGATTGTAATAGGTACTCCTAAAGAGCCTTGAGTGAAAGTATAAGTACATCCACTTGCTCCAGCTTTCCATCTGTCGTGTGCATAAACACCAGCAGACAGAGGAGTACCAGAAGCATAGCCTCTTTGATTAATAATAAAACCAGCATCAATTAGGCGATTCTTCATCCCTAATGTTTGATTTGGTACAACCGACAAGTCTCTAGCTTTAGTCATCTTCTACCTTATTTATGTCTAGCAAATTCACCATGATATTTATCTCTAGCTTCATGAGCTACTAACTGAGCTAACTCTAAATCATCCGTCATAAACGAAACAATCTTCTTACCTTTTTGAGTTAGTTGCACCAACCACTTTTGATTCTGTGAGTGCCAGCAGATATTCTTCATACCTAACTTGTTATTCTTTTGAACACTCTTGTTATAGTTGTTAGTATGATGGTCAGCAGCTCTTAAATTCTCAATACTGTTATCGGTCTTATCCAAGTTAATATGGTCTACAACTACAGGCATATACCCATGGTGCATTGTAAATATAACTTTATGAACACTGTAAGCGTTACCATCTAAATTAACAACACCGTAAGCACCTGATGACTTACAGCCAGCTTCTTTACCTATTAACTTCTTAGACTTGTTAGTATTGATTTTCCAAAACAACTTACCGTCTCTGTACTCAAAGGCTTCATTAAAGCGTTCAGCTATTGTTGGCATTATTAACCTCTATAGCCTTTAATTCTTCAATAGTCTGTGCAGTATCACACAGCTTAGTAATGTCTCTTAATCTTTGTTTCTCAGCAACAATCGGTGTAGTATCTGCACCAGTCTCTAATGCCTTTACAAACTCTACATCAAGAGATTCTAGTAAAGGTTTACGCTCTGCACGAAGTTGGTCTTTCTTAATCTCTTTAGCTTTATCGATGTTGATAACAATCATTCTTGGTACTCCCATGCGTCTCTGAAAGTTCTATCTTCAGGAATATCTGAGACATCTACAATTTTATAAGGTTTTCCCTCAGGTACATCCTTGGCTGCAATCTCTTCAATAGTTAGTCCGCAGTCAGGAGCTGGGATGATGATGGCTACTCCGCCTTCGTCTGTTGGGTAAATAATTCTTTTATCCATGATTAGTCCTTATTAGCGGAATACCGTTGCTGAAACCAAATTAAAATCACCTGGTGAATTACCACTGAATAAAGTCATAAATCTAAATGACGAGGTACTTAATCCTGGTGATTTCACTCCATAAATATAATTTGGATTACCTGTATTGCCGCTATCACCAGCACAAAGATTGAATCCATAATTTGTATCAGGCATAGCCGTACTAAAGTTCACCGTATAGTCGCCAGTACCATTATCAGTAATAGAACTCACATTACCACTTGCACGAATAGCGACTGTACCAGTACCGTTGAAGTTTACCCAAGCACGACAGCCGTATGCAGTAGCTACTGAACCATAACCTGAGTTGAATTGTAGGTTGCCATTTATTTGAACATTGCTTCCCAACGGCTGCAATAAAATATCAGAATAAGCACTACCAGCAGCATTAACCCCTTGAAGTCCCGTAACTCCACCGCTAGTAACAACAGTCATTCTTGCGCTAGATGTATTATTTCTAAATGAAGCACAATAACCATTTCCGTTATCTTTTGCAATGTCTATTCCAAAAGAAGGACTACTTGTACCAACACCAACATTACCGTTACCATCTTTATACAACTGCCCTGAACCAATGTTAACAACACCAGTTCCACCTGTAAGTGTACCTGTATAGTTAGGGTTGTTAGCTGTTAAAGCTGATGAAGTTAAGAAAGTACCTAACGCTTCTAAGCGAACAATATCACTAGCTTGAGCAGCTTCGTTAAGTGTAATAGTAGTACCGTTAGTAGCTGTGAAGTCTGAGTTAGTTAACTTAGAACCGTTAACAAAGACATCAATAAACCCTACTGTATAGCCACCGTTAGCAGTAAATACAGTCTGACCTGCTGTTGCAGATATTTCTGTAACTGTTCTAGTTGCTGATACTATCGGCTCGTTACCTATGTAGCTCATACTGTTCCTTTAGGATATTTAGCTTTAACAGCATCAATTGAGGCTTTCCAAGCATCATAACCACCGTGATAAAGTAAATCGAACTGGTCAGCGAATGATGGGTATTCAGCGGCTCTTTTGCGTTGGTATTCGTTGGCATCGTACTCAGCTTGGAGGCGAGCGATTTCCGCATCAATCTGAGCATCGGTTACTGGCGATATTGATGGAATATGCCATTCAATCTCATCACCACGAATAGTGACTTCAGCATTAGGTACAAGAGAGATAATAGCTTGTAGTTTGGTAATCACGCTGCAATCTCCATAAGTGTCAATCTAGGGTTTGAATTAGTTCCACCACTAGGATATTGTGCTGTATTTCTAAATGTCATTGCAAAGCTAGAGCTGCCAGACCTTATTCTCAAATCATATGTGCATGAAGACGTTGTGCTTGGAGAATCCACTAAAGAAAATGTAACAGCTCCTTGCCAATCTTTAAACCCACTTACTCCAGATAAAGTCCAGCCCACTTGCAATTCTTCAATTAGACTTCCATTTCTAAATAAGCCTACTAAACCAAGAGCCTCATGAAAGCCTGTATTATTAGAGTTGTTTGCCAAAACAGAAGCGTATGCAACAACCATAATCTGGCTTGTTGTTGCTCTTGGAATAATTGATGCAGACAAGCCTGTGGATTGATAGGAGCTTGATGAAGTCGTTGTGCTAGATGATAGTGTTGAATTAACAACCTGTATCACACTACCGATTGGAGCATTAGCATCAGGGATTACACCTGATAGCTTAGACGCTGCCATAGCAGCAATCTTTGGGTCAGTTACTGCACCTGAAGCAATCTTATCAGCCGTAACAATGTTATCAGCTAATGTAGTAGCTATCTGTGGTTTAGTTCCGATATAGCTCATTAGCTAATCCCTTTCGCTTTTAATACTTTTTCACGATACTCAGGATTCTGCCATTTAAGTTTAGCAGCTTCTCTAAGTTTTTCTTTAGTAGCCTCAGAAAACTGTCTACCTTTATGTACTTGTTTAAGGTGTTCAATAGTTTCAGGCGAATGTCTAAAGCCAGTCATATTCATAGGTCTTGGGCATTTTCCAGTAGCAATGTCTTGTTTCTTTCGTACTGACATTTTTGCTTTAGATTCCTCACTCATTGGTGAGTTATTACCGCCAGCTCGTATATTAAATCCATTAGGAGAAAGACAATCAAATGCTTTTATTGCTGCTTCTTCTAAAAGATTTAAGTACTCCACTCCTTCAGCATATACTAATACTTCAAACTTAAAAGAATCCCAACCATGTTTGTGTATTGCGTTTGACAAATAGTTATTATGATTCTTTTTAATATTTTTATGACTACGTTCTCGAGCTTTTAAATTACAAGACTGACCAATATAGATTTTACCCGTATCTATATGTGTTATTCTGTAGATACCAGAGTTCATCATGATATTTCTAGTACACTTAAATTAACGTCAGCACTTGTTGCTGCACTAGATTGAACTTTAATCGCATCAGTAGCTTCTAATACTACTTTCTGGTCTCCACCGATAGGTACTAATGCACCTCCGACAGGAACTGTAGCACCTTTAACCAAGTAATAATCAGTACCACCTGCAGTGATGTAAACATCAACAGTAATGTTACTAGAACTTACGTTAGCAACAGTCATGCCAATAGCAGTAGTCTGTGTTGCAGAAGGACAAGTATAAGTTGTAGCAGGACTTGTGCCTACGTTCTTAGAGTGAAAATTCTTAAATGTATTTGGCATATATTATCCCAATGCGATGGCTAGAGCGACAGCAGTACCAGCAGGGTCTACACCTAAGTTGGTTCTAGCAGTTGCTACGTTTGTTAAATCAGATAAGTTGTTAGCTTTTAATAATGAAGAACTTAATGTTGCTGCTGCATCCGCTGCTGATTGCGCTGCTGCTGTTGCAGAGTTTGCTGCTGCAGTGGCAGAATTGGCAGCATTAGTAGCAGAAGTTGCTGCGTTAGACGCTGAAGTACTTGCTGCTGATGCACTAGACGCTGCATTGCTTGCTGATGTAGAAGCACTTGATGCTGAGCTAGATGCGTTAGATGCTGAAGTTGCTGCTTGTTGAGCATGATATTTAGCACTGTATTCTCCACCTGCTACAGGTCCTGAAGTCTTCGTAGCCCAATCATTAGCTAACGTAGCACTAGCTGCTGAGTCTGTTGCACTAGATGCCGAAGCAGTAGCACTGTTAGCTGAGTTAGTTGCCGATGTAGCAGCAGCAGTTGCGCTATTGGCTGCATTCGTAGCTTGAGTAGTAGCTGTACTTGCACTGTTACTTGCTGATGTAGCTGAGTTAGCTGCATTAGTAGCACTGGTTGCAGCATCACTCGCAGAGTTACTTGCATTTGTTGCTGAAGTCGCTGCAGCACTGGCTGAGTTACTTGCGTTAGTCGCTGAAGTAGCAGCATTAGATGCTGATGTACTTGCTTGAGAAGCTGACGTAGCAGCAGCACTTGCACTAGCTGCAGCGTTAGTCTCTGCCGTCTCTGCGTTAGTCTCTGCAGTCTGTGCAGCAGTAGCAGAGTTAGCAGCGTTAGTCGCTGATGTGGCTGCATTAGATGCTGATGTAGACGAAGCAGAAGCTGAGTTAGCAGCATTGGTTGCTGAAGTAGCTGCAGAGCTTGCTGAAGAAGACGCTGAAGACGCAGATGTAGCTGCAGACGTAGCAGAGCCTGCGGCAGCAGTCGCTGAAGCAGCTGCAGCATCGGCATCGGCTTGAACTTCTACTGCTAAATTTTTAATCAGCGATGCTTCACTAACTGCATCCGCTGTAGCGTCTCCTGCACCACCAGGACCACGATATATCGCCATACTTATTAGCTCCCTGTGTCTTACTTAAAAGCTCTGAGAAGAACTCTTAAGAAAGACAGCCCCGAAGGGCTGCCAAGGCTATTAGCCGTTTACTGCGAGTACGAAACCAGCTTCTGGACGTACAGTCTTCACGCCGAACAATGTGTCAGCAGTGTAGAGTGTAGACAAGTATTCTTGTTTGTACTGAGTTTGTGAACGAACACCTAACTGCTCAGCCAACACCATTGTGTCACGGTGTGCCAAGATAGCAGCCTTGATGTCAACAGAGTTACCAACAGCAGTGTTGTCAGCGTTAGTTTCGATTACTGGACAGTTGCTTGATACATAAATATCAATACCGTACAATGAACCGATTTGACCATTCTGAACACCACGACCATCAACGAAGTCAGAGCTGTTGTAACGGTCGATACCCATGATAGCTTGACGAACTGATGGAGGAACAACGAAGAAACGACCATCCATTGGAACGTCAGCATCGTCCATGCGCTTAATCAAAGCACGGAAACCAGCGTCAGTGAACACGTCAGCATCGATAACTGTATCAGCAGCATAAGCTGTCAAACCAGTAGAAGCGTCGATGTAGAAGCTGTTTGAGTGAACCCAGTCAGAACCAGAACCGTTGTCGTCGCCAAAAGTCTTACCCAACTGTAACAACTCGTCGTCAACTTGCTTAGCCAATGCATAACCAGCGTCTTCTGTATAGAAAGAACGCATAGAAGCCAATGCTTGAACTTCAGTGATGTCTTCGATGAAACGTGAGTACTCGAAATGTTTGTTAATCAAAATCTGAACTTCAGACTCAGTATCAGCTTGGATAGTAACTTGTGTGTTAGCTGCCTTAGCTGTTGCTGTGCCACGAGTTGGCTTAGGCATATGCAATGTGTCACCCTTCTTACCACGGAAAGACATCTTGCGAACCAAATTAGCCAAAACTAAGTTCTTTTTATAAGCGGCAACAACCTCATCACTCCAAATCTCTGGAATAAATGTTGCTGCGTTTGTGTTGTTAACGATAGATGAACTACCGCCTGGATATGCTACTTTTGCCATGTTAAAACTCCTAAATGATTAATTCTAAAATTACTTAATTGACTCGACCACGAAGATTAAGTTTTCTAATGTTAGGGATATAATTTACTTCGGTATCTTCTTTCTTTCGTTTTCCTTTACTACACCAATCTAAAACTAAATCTGCTTGCGTTTGTTTTGCAACCAAATATGGATAAATTAGTGTAAGAAAAGAAATAACTCTAGGTCGTGATTCCATCACTATTTCCCACGCTGGTTTTGCGTTCTTACGTTCAGTTCTATCAGAATACCGAACATAATATTCTATACCAGCTTCAGACAACAGTTGTTTACATCTATTTATTAATGTTTCATTTGTATTTGCTACTTTAACAGAAGGAACAAAATGCTTTCCTCTTTTAACAAGCGAAATACAACCTTCACCATCAATAATTCCAGCAAACCATGCCTTGTCTGTCTCCAACATTATTTCACTCTCCCTTCCTGATATGCTTGCATAATCTCATCAGACATTTGCATATAGCGCTCAGGGTCGGTCATTCTCAATTTAATAAGGTCAGCACGACGATAAATCTTACGACTAGCTTCGCCTGTTCCACCGACATCAACTGTTGCAGCTTTCATTGCTTGTTCTTGAGCCTTAGCTTCAACTTCTTGCGTCTTCTGTACTTGTTGACTTGCTTTGATTGACTTCAATTCCTTATAGGTACTGAGCAATTCATCAGCAGAGTCAAAGTCATATTCCGCATCAGCTTTAGCAAACAACTGCAATCTAATCGCTGAAGATTTGACCCACTCTTGGAAACCTGCATCTTGTGCAATACTTACAAAGTCGGGATGTTTAGCAGCCAGTTGTTGGGCTGTTTTCATCTTCTTCAGTTCTAGCGCAGCTGCTTTTGCTTCTTGAACTGCAGGATGCTTCTCTACAGTTTTCAATACAGCTTTTTCAGGGTCTGCGAAGAAATCTTCGTCCTGCGATTCTTCAATAGGCTGTTTAGCTACCTTTTGACTGGCTTCGAGTTGCTGTTTTAAAAGCTGGTCTGCAAGACTTCGTACTTCGTGAACCTCGTTTGCTTGTCTGCCGATGAGCTTTTCAGCTTCCATGTGCATCTTAGCAATCTCTGCAGCTGTTTTACCTTTATACTTCTCAGGTAACTCATCTACTGGTTCTTGTTTTGATACTGTTTCTACTGAGTTATCTGACGCTGTTGTGTCAGTTTCAGGTGTTGTAATATCTTGTACTACTTCTTGCTCATTGCTTTGAAACAGTTCTTCCTGTTCAATAAAGTTTGCTGCCATTTAAAGTTCTCCTGTCAAACTTGAGTACATCAAGTGATTTTAGGATTAATATTCTGAGGTCCGAATGGAGTATCTCAGGCTTGATTTTGTTTGCGTTCTAGTCTGGCTTTCTCTTCACGTACTTTAGCCCACTTATCGTAAGCAGAGACATAGACTGGGTCTGTGCCGTCTAACTCAACTCTAGGGGCTGATACAATCCGATTAGCAGCTTGTCCGCAAACATCACAGTCAATTACAGTCGTCTCATAACCGATGTATTTTTCTGTGATATGTCCGTCATTACAACGGAATTCATATATTCTACGACTCACTGCTGTCTCCCGACATGAGCTGTTCGTAGGCTGTTTCACTAGCACTCTTGAGGTTTAGAAGCCAATTTAGCAAATCTAACTGTCCTCGACGTAGGTGCAAGTCTTGTTCTGTAGTGATTGGCATTACTTGATTCAAAGAATCGTACATTTTCTGTACATCGTCCATCAAATCCTGCCAACCCTGTGAAGACATCATAGAAAATCGGTCTTCATAATAAGTTTGTAACTTTTGTTCTATCATTCTTTGTCCTTTTCGGAGAATGTTGTTAATTGTGTTGTAATTCTACCACACTTTTGTGGTTTTGTCAAGCAATTTCTTACATTTGACCGTTCTTACGCATCTGCATCTCTACAATCTTGCCTTTGTTCTTAATATCTTCTTCTTTTAAGAGCAATTCAGCAATCTTGGCACGCTTAGCGAAGTCAGATTCGGTCTCTTGACCACGTAAATTGGTAGACAAAGAGCTAATGACCTTAGCACGCACCTCTTCAGGGGCTAATTGAGCTTCAACCATAGTCTTTTGAGCGTCAGCCATGTCTTTTTGAGCCTTAGCTTGTAGTGATTGGGTCTGTGCTTGAGCCTGTTCCATCTGCATTTGCTGAGCCATCTGAGCCATTTGCTGCTGTTCTGGGTTAGGCTGCATCATCTGGTCTAATGTTTGAATCAATTCAGCACGGTTAGACAGGCTAGAATTGCCAATAATACCCTTCAGAAGCACTGGCAATACAGGAGTATCAGGACCGAGTGTCTGTAACAATCCAATCATCTGTGCTTGTTCGTATTCACGAGCCATCAAGCCCAATGTTGCTGTTGGTAGGAACTTAAAGTCAACAGAAGGATAGTTCTCTGGGTCAAACTGCATATAACGATAAGCAGTCTTCTTCACCAAAGGAATCATAAAGTCTTCTTGGAAGTTCGTTAGAGTACGCTTGTACTTCTTAATGATGCCTGCCATAGCCATAGACATCGTAGCACCTGAAGCGTCACGAGTAGCGGCTGTAACAACGCCTTGGCTATCTAGCGTACCTGTAGCCTGTAGAAGCATACGCTCGAAGTTCTGAGCTGTAGCAGCGTTCTCAGGGCTAGTCTGACCGAACTTAAACGGATACAGAATCTCTGAAGGAGAGCCGTTAGTGAGGATTGCTTTACCAGGTTTAACTTCAAATCTAGCACCACGTGGTAGACGTGTAGCATCCATCGCAATCATCGGAGCTGTAGTCAAGGCTAAGCTGTCTAAATGGCTACGAAGCTGTGCATCAATAGCTTTTTGCATATTGTATGCTTTTTCTACTGTACCACGACCCCAAAAACGATTAGGAACTGTGTCATCCTGATAAGCTACGACAGGACGGTCCATCATCATGTAAGGGTTCTTTTCAGCCTTTAACAAGATACCGTCGTTAGCGATAACGATGATAGCTTCAACTAAACCGCTGTACTTGTCTGCTGTAGATGATTCAGGGAACAAGTCAACAACTTCTTCACCATCGTTCTCTAACTGTTCTAAGTATTCACGAGGAACTAAGCCATAGTATGTCAATAGCTTAACTTTCTCATCTTGGTACTGTACATCCATCTGTGTTGGCTCTAGGTCGTCATCAACGCCGTAAGGACCAACATCAGCTTTCTTGTAAATACCCTTTTCCATGCCTTCCACAACCTTGTGAATAGACACAAACTTCTCAATAGCAACACCCATAGCATCTTCGACAGAAGTAGCGTTAGGGTCAATCAAGAAGTTCTTAGGGTTTACAGGGACGTACTTAACACAGAAATAGTCTTTTTCTTGTACACCGTAGGCTGCTTGGTTAGAGCCAGGAATAGGCATTGTTGTAGGAATCAGTTCTTTCTCTTGCTTAACAACTAATTCACAGATACCTGTACCGTAAATCTCAGCCATCAGTTCAACTTGGTCGATTGCTTTACGAATCTTACCCTTGTTGTCCATGTCTTCTTTGAGCTTGAGCTTCATAGCTTCAACATCAAATGGATTCTGATTGTAGTCAGAGATGTCATCAGAAATGTCAAAGTATTCGCCAGAGCCAAAGATTGCTTCCATAATCTCAGCATGGCGTGTCTCTACCGCTTGCTGTGTAGCAGGGCTGATTAGACGACTACGCTCAGAAGCACGAGTAACGTCAGAAGAATCCCAGATACCACGGAAGATACGTTCGTACTCTTGCCAATCTTCTAAAAAGTTCTCGTCTCTGTGGTCTCTCCAGCGATTGCAGTGGTCAACCACAAAAGACACTAATTCATTGTCAGACTCAGTTGGTAAGTCCCACTGAACGCTAGTTTGTTTTTCAGCCATGATTTTCCTTAGTCTTCGGTTGAATCTTTAAATACATCTTCATATTCTGAGTCGTCTTCTTCCATTGACTGACATTTCATACGCTCATCATCAATAGGACCACCCATTTCTTGTTCATCACAGGTACGCACTGGAGAACAAGTAATATCAAATTTGGTGCAATAGGCTACAGGATGTGACTCAATATCAGCCCATTTAGGTGTTAGAGGAAGTTGTGACGCTTTTAAATCGTATGCAGGACCATTTGCAATACAGTCTTGAATCTGTTTTGTATTAACATAATGCTCACAGTTGGCACATAGACGACCACGAGCGTCTCCTTCTGTACAGTTCCAGCGTAATGCTTTTTGTCTCCAGAATTCTGTATTAGGCTGTCGTGGGTCTGCTGGACCTAAGCCATGATTCTCAATCGTATACAAATGATTCTTTACATTCAGTTTATTATTCTGAAGTGGTAAAGGACAGCCATCTAATAATCTTTTATCCATGTTAGTATCCTGAAACTACGTCTAATGCTTCCCAGTCGTCTTGGTCATCTTCACCGTCAAAGTAGCTTGTAACGGCTAGTTGGTCTATGTACGACAATGCGTCTGGTAAGTCATCGTGTACATTCGGTGTAGGGAACATCAACAGTTGGTCTACGAACTCGTCAAAGTCTTCCTCAGCGTTGAGGATTATTCTACCGTGTTCAAAGCGTCCCTGTAGCGCCCAGACAACCCTATCTACTTTCTTCTTGTTACCGTGCGTCAAATCAGCGATATGAGCGTAACAGTTGTTCTTACGCATTAAATCACTGAGATACGGCAATACAGCATTCTTAAGCGCACCTCGTTCAATACCAACCGCTAAAGGCTCATATTCACGAATGTTCTTAAGAATGTTGACAGCAGTAGTCTGGATGTCCCAACGACCTGCTTCAATCTTTTCCACATACCATTTACCATCTTCAGTTACCTTTACAACAGCAATGGCTGATTGGTCAAGTCTCTTCTTAGAAGCGTTAGCGTTCTTCGCTACGTCTTCAAAGCCAGCTAAGTCTACTGCGATATACCACGAACCATGCGTCGGTTCTTCACCGAACTTAATCCATTCTTCTTTGAACAATCCCGCACCAGCGTTATCGAAAGAAGACAAGTACTCTTGTTTGAACGCAAATGAACTGAGTGTTCGTTTTGCAGCTTCGATTTCTTTAGGGTCAATCGTCTCATTGTCTGCAGTCGTAAAGTGCCAAGATTTCCATTCTTCATCGTTACCACTTTGACCTAACTGATACCAGTCATAGAAGTGGTTACGTCCTGATGGTGTAGAGATAAACATTGCTCTACCCTTCTTATCCGACAAAGCAGCACGAAGTACTTTCTCCCAAATCTCGCTTTTGATAAACGCACATTCGTCCATTACAAGATAAGTTAAGCTCACGCCACGAAGACTGTCTGGATTATCAGCACCACGTACTAGAATTTTTCTATTATTAACTAAAGTAATCTCTAAGTTGTTGACGTGAGCAGATTTGATAATTGGTCTACCTAAGTCCATCAACAAGTCCCAAATAATCGTTCTCGCTTGTCCTAACGTCGGAGCTACATACATCACGCTAGAACCTTCAGGACAGTTAATACCTTCAATTAACAGCGTTACAGCAGATAATCTTGACTTACCACATCGACGACCTGCAGCAATAACCTTAAAGCGTGTAGGGTCTTTAAATACATCTTGTTGCCACTTTAGAAGACTGAAGTTAAGCTGTGTCATCGTCTTCCCTGTAATTTACGTCAGTGATGCCAGTTTCAATCACTGTTTCTTCTGCAGACACCGTAGGGCTGTTAATGCCTGTGATGTTGATACTAATCTGCGGTGTTGAACCACCAGTCTTGTCTTTCTCAAAATAAGACAAAGGTAATACTCTGTCAATACACATCTTCAACGCAGCACCCTGAACTGGATGTCCATCAGTCATAGCAATCTCTACGATTTTGTTGATGACCCTGTCACCAGTCGTAGACAACAACCTAGCCTTTAATTCTTGGATACGTCCTGTTTCACCGACAGGTCTACCAACTTTACCTGGTTTTTTCTTTTCCGCTATCAACGCCTTCGGCGGACGACCACGTCTAGGTTTTACTTTAACTTCTTCAGCCACGTCTTTACCCTTTATTAAGGAGACAAAAAGATTAAGTCCTACTTATCTATATAGACGCTGTCGTTAGACATCTGTTCTATATCGCTAACGTTTGCGCTACTGTAGAGAGAAGAATTTTTTTATTTATCATTCTTCTCTAACCTAGCGGTCGTTGGTTCTATTGCACCGCTATACAGCGCTCTGCGTGAGCAGGACTCTATCAATTCTGTATTGTTTGTACTATGAAAGCGATTTTAGCATACTTTTACGATTTTGTCAAGAAATATTTTATTAACCATACAACATAGTCAACAATTCTGTTACTAGACAACTATCACTTTTGTCTTATAACAGCGACTACGTCTGAGCAGATTAGCAGGGCTACATAGTCGATATTGACCTCTGCAGACCTCCTTCGGAGTGAGCAGATTCGCTTGTCTTTATCCATTATTGCCTATTTTTTAAGCAACATAGATTACTTCCTTACAAATCAATGACATACAACATAGTCTATATTGCCTATTTTTTAATCAATTACAATGTTTATATAGTGTCTTAATTACTCTTTTTTGTGTACGATGTAGCATCCCGCAACATTACAACAACACAGCCTACCCCACCCCCTATGTTGACACGACACAGACACAACACAGACACAACACAGACACAACACAGACACAACACAGACACAACACAGACACGACATAGCACTATATTGGTCTGTGCAGTCGTGCGTATGGGGCAGTGTTGCACCTATATAGCCACACCACAGACACACCACAGACCTACACAGTTAAGCTAAAGACTAACTATCAACACAGACCAACACAGTCAGGCATTATCGAAAAAAGTAATAAAGAACTGAAAAGCGATAGAAAAGTTTTATAAAGAAAAGACTTGACTAATGACATAACAGACCTATAATGAACACATGACAAGCAATAACGCTAGTCAATAACGAAAAGGGTAAAACAACATGAAAACGATTACATACAGAGATTACTTAATCACATTTACGCAAACATCTCAAGGTGTCTTAGCTACTGCCTTGCATGATAATAATGATTACTTTAAGATTCACTATATTGACTATCCTATGACTACCATAATCAAGCGTATCAAAGCACAATGCAAATATAGACTAGACAATAACATTGTTCAAGCCTAACTGATGAGACCTAAATGGTCGAAACTGTCGCAAGACAGTCTTAGGCAGTATCTTAATTTAAGACAATGAAAGGGTAATACAAATGATAACTTTAGATGATGTAAAACAAGTATTTTCAAGTGGTGGTTTAGCTTATCCTTATCCTAGACTAGGTAAAATCTCTATAAATGGTGGCAAAGGTGCTTTAGCTACCAAAGAGGCTATTCAGTATGCTCAACAAGTTTTAAAGGCTAGAAAGGGTTAAACTATGCAATACGCTACATTTAAAGATTACATCAAAGCTAACTACTCAATCGAGGAATTGCAAGACATTGCAGAGCATGGGTGCAATGGTGGAGTTAGTGGAATGATTTACTACTCAGAAACCACAGATTTATATTTTCAATATGGCGATGATATGCACGAAATCATTGCAGAATACAGAGCAAATGTTGGCGAGATGCCTGAGTCTATTGTCGAGCAATTAGACGATGCAGTGCAGTTTAGAAACGCTATCGTATGGTTCGCCACAGAATATATTGCTTATGAATTAGTCAACGCTACAGTAGAGGAGTAAAACAATGCTAGACATATTAAAAGGTATTTTCCTTGGCTTATGCTTTGTAGTGCCTGTGATGTTATGGGCTTTTCAGATTATATAATAAGGGGTTTACTATGAGTAAAGGATTTTTACCAATTAAAGAGATGACGTGGGATGAGTTTGTAGAAAAATTTTATTTAGTCCCTAATCCTGACGGAGAGGATATGTGGGACACTCACGAGCATTGGGATGACTTAGTAGCTAGGTCTAAAGAAAATCGTGTATGGACTTATGTTGAATGTGATAACGGGCATTGTATTATTGAAGGTCTTCACTATGTAAACCGACTAGGTTATTATGTAACTGTCAGACCTTATGACGAAAATATTGCGTATGAAGTTGACTATATGGAGTATACAGAATGAAATCTAAACAGATTACACCAAACATCTTAGACAATCGTTTGAGCTATGTGCCATCAGCTAAGACGGATATTAATAAGACCTTTGCAAAATATGGCTATGTACCACCATCACAGAAACAACACAGACAAGGTAAAACAAAATGAATATTGAAAATATTGACGATATAGAGCTTAATCAAATTAAGGCTTTTGTTCGAGGATTGATAGCAGGTATCAAAGATACCCATAAAAATCCTGATGCGTTGCTTGAAGACTACTGGTACGGGTGGGATAACACTATTGACATTAATATATGGATTGATGACTCAGACCCTAAAAAGTACATAGCTACTCTCTATCGCATTAATGAGAAAGGCTATACCGACATGGAAACTTTCCAAAGATTTGACTACTCAACAAGCTAAGGATATGCTATGCCAAAACTAAACAAAAAAGAACAGGTTATCGAAGTACTTAGGAATAACCCTAGCACTATAGACCAATTAAGCAAGATAGTGCCTGATTTACCTAAAAACTATGCTAGTCAATTAGTATTTAGTCTTGTCAGAGCTGGTATCGTGCGTATTGTCGCTAAAGAAAAGCAATACAATTCTAAGGGTGGCTATAGGCTTATTAATATCTATGCCTTGAATGATAGCTTTACAGTCAAAGAGTATAAGCGTAGGGGTAAAAAGCAAATACACCTAGGTTTTAAGGCTATACAGGTGTGGACTGACTGTAAAGGTATCGAGAACGCACATTATGGTGATGACAACCTACAAAACCCTAATCTTGACATTAGTAAGCGTAAGGCACTACTATTAAAGAAAATGCCATTGTTCAACCTATTTAACCAAGGGAGCTAATATGATTGATAAACAGTTTTTTAAGTCTATGCATGAGGAATACTGCACGCAACACCAAATCATAGAGGATTGGTATAAGTCGCCAACAGATGACGAGCTTGTAAGCCTATATGAAAGTATGTTGCCGTATATTGAAGCTAACGGAATTGTCAAATTTGCCAGAGCAGTTGAGGAACTTATAAGAACTAAGAACGAACTATGAAAATTATCAAGTATGAATTAAGAGATGAACTAGGCGACCTGATTAGGGTCTTTGATAGCCATGAACAAGCAGTAAAGATGCTCACAGTAGGCGACGTTATAGTTCAAAAGACTATCGATATGCCTAAAATGTCAGGTTATGCCTATGCAGTTAAGAAAGTAGGCTACTCAGACATATGAAAATAGCTCTAAAACGCTTTAAAACGCTCTGTATTGAGTTTTTAGCGATAGGTTAATAGGTAGGTATGTATTAGTGTGTTTTTATTGATTTAAGGAGGTTTTATGAAGTGTGTAGTGTGCAATGCAACATTGACAGACTATGAATGTAGTCTTAGACATGGCTTGACAAAGCAATTCTTAGATACTTGTATGGACTGTATCAAGGCTATTGGCAATATCCCTGTTCAGGGCAATAATGAGCTTTTATGTGAAGCTGACACCGATGTAACAGATACTTTACTTGATGACGATTCAGGTTACATTGATGATTCAGGCTTTGAAGATGACTATTACAAAGACTTATGGGACGAGAGGTAATACAGATGTCTATACAGACCTATATAGCTATGATGTTTACTGTATTGTTTAATAATTTAATACATAACATAGAAAAGATGTCTTACGACAGTGTCTATGTTGTTAAACAATATAGACTATGATAGCATATAGTTATGTAATTAGTCAATGTTTATTTTTGTGTAGTATGTTACACAATTTATGTCAAACAAGGAAAGGAATAAGATGTTAAACTTTAACGATATGACACCAAAAGAAGCCTACGAAGCCTATCAACACTTTGTCGTTCATGACTTTGCAGACCTGTGTCTTACCTATGGGTATGACTTTATGTTGGATAGACTTGCTGAAGTCTTAAACTCTAAAGTAGATAGATTAGAGCCTGTTGTTGAGGAATTTAAGCAATGAACTTGTTTATCATGGTCTTATACTCTGTGTTTGTCTTTCTATGTGGCTATGCTTATGCTAGTGTCCATACAGAAATAGACAAAGCAGTAGATTGCGGGTCTTTTAAGAAGTCTAATGTAGTATGGGAAGGCTATTGGGCTATCAGCGCTGACAATGAGCGTAGATGCTTTTGGCTTGAAAACAGATACCCTTATCGGGTTATGCAAGGAGTGAACGTAAAATGAAAGACATGTCGCAAAAACGCACAGATAACGACACGTTATCGAATCATGTCGATGATAACGACAGATTACAGAAGCAATTAGATTACATTGATTGGTTAGGTAGAAATTGCGTCAATAGTCAAGAAATTGCGACAAAATGGACTGAATATTTAAATAAAGACGACAAATGGCAACAATTAATCAAAGAAGTTAAATATCACGACAAGTTAGTCAAGCGTATTACAGACCGAATTGAAGCTGATTATGATGCCTATGACGACCTGATTCGTGAAGCATTGAAATACTACTTGACAGAAACCTTTAGCACAGAATCGCTAGAAAGGATTGCTAATGAGTATGGCGACAAGTCATGGATTGACAAGGAAAAGCTACAACAAGCTCTTGATGCTGACAAAGACAGAGCGATGGACGAGTTAGTCAAATGGCAACAAGAATTTGAGAATTCTGCACAGTTAATCGGAAATAAACCGACTAGCTATGCAAAACTTAAGGAGAATTTTGAATGAAAGAAGAAGCATTGAGATTGGCAAAGTTATTAGAAACAGGGGCTTTTTCACAAAAAAGTTTAAATTTATCTATTGCCATGATTCGCAGACTTGTAGAAGAAGTGGAGAAACAAAAATGATATATAAAACTTTTGAAGAGTGGAAAGCAGGTCACTGGTTGGAAGACGGTGAGCCAAGAACAGAAGCCTACACAGAAGATGAACTACTGCTTGTTGAAATGGGGTGGAAGTATGGTTTTGATGCAGGAAAACTACAACAAGCTCTTGATGCTGATAAAGACAGAGCGATGGACGAGCTTGTCAAATGGCAACAAGAGTTGGATAAGCAAGGTGAACCTGTTGCATGGATGAATCCTAGTCAAGTTTTACATGGTGTCATTGATGCTAGAACTTATTGTTTAAATGGATTTATTCCACTCTACACTGCACCAAAAGAGTTAAGTGATGAGGAACTCAATAAAGCCTTTGATTACTACTGCGAAACAGATGA